ACTGGGCTGCGCAGATGCGGCGGGTCTTGAGCTGTTCGCAGAAGTATGAAACGAGTTTCGCGGGGCAGCCGATGCGGATGAGGGCTCTCTTGAGGATCTCGCGAGTCAAGTTGTTCTGGTTGGAATCGAACTTGGTCCAGTCATTGTCGATGTAACGTTCACCCTCAACGGTGTCTTTCTCGAGGATGGCCATGACTTGGACGTCCGACATCTGGGAGAGAATGCGCACGGTCCCCTTGGATTGGTTGACAAGGACTTGTTCAAGGAGTCGGGTCCAGGGTGCCATGATGAGATTGAGCGTCTTTTCCCAGGCAGAGATGCCTTGCCCAGCCTTGTCAGCTTCCAACGGGTCTTTACCGAGCATCGGTTTCTGCTGGGCCTTGAGGAATGATTTGACAAGATTGACGGCTTGATCGGTCCAGGAGTTGATTTCCTTCAGCTTGGAGATGTCGTGTCCACGTTCCTGCATCTTCTCGATGGCCTCCAGGAAACATTGGTGGTGGGCATTTTGTGGAAGATCCCAGTTGAAGTGTTCTTCGACACGATGAAAGAGTTCTTGGGCGAGTGGTTTGCAAGCTTCATCAGGCAGATTCTTAGTGGAATGGGTGAGTCGTTCGAGATTGGTGCGCAGGAGGAGGTGACTTTGATGCCCTCTGGTGACCATTACACGTTGGGGGGCCTTGAATCTGTACACCTTGTGGGGCTTGGATTCGTACTGCTCTTCATCACCGAGCGCAGCGAGCCTGATGACACCTTTGGCATCCTTCCCGGTTCCCAGTTGGGTGGAAGTGACAGAAATTTCCTCGCGAGGTGCCACGGCGGGGTAGTATTTGTCAAGCACCAGGCAGGCGGTGCCGACCTCGGATTTGCAGAAGGAGTAGGGCGTGACTTTTGGTGCGGTTTCCTCCTTGGTGACTCCTTTAAGCAGCGGGGCAGCGTCGACGGCTTGAAGATCCACGTTAGACTGATCGGCAGAAATGTTGAGCGGGCTCTTGTCATTGATGAAAGTGGTCAGGTCGCCGCTCGGGGAGGAATCCCGGATGAAGAGGTTGGTGGTGTGACGTGTGAGCCCGACGATCAAGTGGTTGGGACTTTTGCGGATCAGTTCCTCTTCGGCGTGGGTACCGGAATAGTGGAGGATGACACTCGAAAATGTCTGACCCTGGCATTCATGGACGGTGAAGGCATTCCGACCAGTAAACTGCTCGATTTGACTTTTGCAGAGCTGGGTGAAGCAGACGTTAACTGCCTGGTCGTTCTTAAAGTTGGCGTTAACGTGGGTGATGGATGCATTGCGCTTGGAATCCGAGGAGATGCCAGGATAGGCCGCGCGGATGATTGGCAGGGCTGCAATGTCTTGAGGGCACCTCTTGGTTACAGTGATGTGATGGCGGGGAATCGCAGGGAGAAGAGCTTCCAGCATAGTGACGCCGCGCCAGAGACCGGAGAAGTCGACGTGTTGGATCTGTTTCGGGTCCCCGACGATGAGCACCTGATGTTCGGCGGCGATGAAATTGATGTAGGCGATCGGGAGAGTGAAAGCTTCCTCGATGATAACCAAGGCCCATTTCTGCTTCTTAAGTGCGCGAAGTCCGGTGTGGATGGTGGATGCTTGGGACGGCGTATTGAGTTCCTTCTCGTACTTATCGGCGAGAGCACGGGTAGGGCAAAGTACGAGCACCGGACCGGATGGGATGGTGGCCGGTATAATTTCATTGATGATCGTGCCGGTCTTTGCCCCGCCGGGGACGCCGGTCAGTGCGAACATGTTCTCGAGATGGAGCCGCGATGGTTTGCGGAGAACAAGTTCGTCGTGGGCACTCTTGAGGGCGATTTTGAGAGGTTTGGCTTCGGCCTTCTCGGAGCCCTGGAGGCATTCACGCACCAGGATGTCGTGTTGTTCTTCGGCGAGATAGACGGGGCCAATGCCCGGATCCACGTTAACGGGCTTATTGAACTTGAGGGCCCAGTCAGGAGTGATGCGGCCGAGTGGTGTTTCAGGGGCAGGTTGGTGTTCTTGGGCTTGAATGATCTCGCTCAGGGTCTGTTCAGCCTCAGGGAGGGTCTCGATGTTATATGAGAAGAAGACCTCCTCGTTGAACCCGCACTCCTTAAATGTGTCGTGACGATGGTAATCCTCGAA